GTTAAAATCTTCATCACTATGGCAGAATATGGCATACTAGTCTGGCGCGACAAAAAGAAAGGAAATAAGTCTATACCCCCAGAAGAATATGATATATTCATAGATTTAGATGAGACAATAGAGCCGAAGGCAAAAACTGATGAATCACTGATAAAGGTAACTGCGTCTGAAAAAATATTCAAAGATGTAGGATCGGTTGATACACTTCAGTTCCAAACAACTTTTTCTACGTATAAAGCATCAGGTTTAACAAAAAGAGAAACGAGTGAAATCGTGATGCCAACATTTATTGATAAATGCATAACGAGATTATCAGAATCCAAGAAACAAGAACCGATACAGATGGCAGTGGCGCGGGCGAAAATGGATCCACGGAAATGTAATATTGGATATGAGTATGTAAGTAATGGTTTTTATTCGTTACAAGTGACTCATAGTAAAATACTATTAAAGAAGAATGCCCTGCAGACAGTTTCCGTTGACCGGATTTCAATGTGCACACAACGACCACATTTAGACGGAATTGATCGTTTGTACTCACAAATGCTGGCTCTTAAGTTGTTTGATGTGAAAATGGGCAAAATTTCAAAGGCTAGAAGTTTAACAAATTTATCATCTGAAGCATCATCAGACCCATGCGTATTATTCTTATTGGAGTTTAAACCATATAAATTGACCGTGCAGCCTTTAACCGCTGATACTTCGAAGCCAGAAGAATTGTACAATGAAGTTGATGAGGCGGAAGAAACAAATGCTACTCGACGCGCTATTCACGTGATGGAGAAGAGTGATCCAACTGATATAAAAGAGTATTTTGATGATTTAGTCGAAGAGATTAAAGATTCGTTTTCTGACTCGAAAATATTAACTCCAATTACTTTATATGCAAAAGTTTCAAAATATCTCCCAGAGGTTCGAATCGTGATGTGGAAAGTTAATAATATCTCGGGAACAAAGGCAACGTTAGCAAATGTGTCACAGTGGAAGGATTTAACTCGTTTGCCAATTCGTGTTCGTGGAATTATGTCAGCCCTTGTTCATCCTATAAATGATGTTTTCGAGACCACAGATACACCAGACACCTTTAAGATGGTCGACCAACCAGTGACTTCGCATAATGCATACTGGCTTAAATGGTGGAATGAGCATACATATAGGCAGCAGGAGACGGTTGAGAAAAGAATGAAGCTTATATATGGAAAACGTGAGCCGGGATGTATGATGGAGAAAATCGTGTTAGTGAACTATTTAGAAACATTAGGATTTCTATATAATCTAGTTGGTAGGTATTCCGGCATCGAAATGCGCATGAACTTGTACCCCAGTATATTCAAAAGGACATTAGGTGGCATCCATAAAGTCACGGATGAACGTAGAAAACAGATAATAAAAGAAGAACGAGACGCTTGTGATACTTATTTACACAATCATTTATTCTTTGATGACTGGGATGAACAACTGCTTTTCCATATAAGACGTTTGTCTTCGCTTCCCGCAGCATTTCTAGTGATACTGCGTGCTGCGTTTGGTGAAACACTGTTAGTATTTGATTCAGAGGATTTTGAGAGTGATCTCAACCTGGTATTATTGGGACAAAGCGATTTGGATTCCTTTTTAAGTTATTATCTCCCACCGCTGACCAATCTGGCGCAAAAGGCGAATAATTTGAATGGAAGGGCTACTATTGGGGAAATGTTACAAGCAATGTGCAATTATAACCTTCTGATTGTGTTTCTCAGTTTGTTTGGGGACGTTAGCCCCTTGCATCATCGCACCGGTGGCTATCGTTTATTTAAACGTCAGATGGCCGGGAAGTATTTGCTTCCGCACATTGTACCGGCGAAAGATAGAACTAATCATCCTCAAGGATTATGCTTGCATGATATGTTACTACATTTATTAGGAACCATACCGTGTGATGAGTTTTTAGTCGAATACGTCGATCCGTATGATGGTTTGGATCAAGAAGCTTGGACGGCTGCATGGGATAAGATTGATGAAGAGGCGACGCAACAAATCGAAGACGATAAAATTAAGTATGGTGAGAAGGCAGAAACCTGGGCAGTAGAGCAGAAAGCTAAAGTCGCGACGCGGCGGAAGAATGCTTTATATAGATGGAATGTCAGACGATGTTTAAAGAATTTATTCTCAGACGCGATATTTGGAAAACGTTCTTCAAATATAGTTCTTCAGACTATTGAGGGTATTAGTAGATTACGAATGAATTATCAAGAAATATCAATGTTGATGGCATCGCAGTGTCGTGGATTCACCGATGTAGTTACGGTTTGTTATCCTATAACTTCTCCGCATAGATCCATTATTGTTATCACGATATATTCTTTCGCCTTGACTATTGAAGATGCTCTCTCTTCTGTCATGCGACGCTTTCCTCGTAACTTTGAAAACATATTCCAACATGTATTAGTTCAGATTGGTCCTGATGAGACGTCTTATACTACTAAGATAACTAATATGTCAACGTCTGATAGGTTACGGGTTAAAGGGTTAGGTCCAATGTCTACGAAACTATATCCATATACGTTATTAGGGGTAGACGCGCATGCTTTAATTATTAAACATGCTGAGGCGAAGCGGGGGTCGCCATTTTTCTTTGTTAAGATTGCTGGCGCGGAGTAGTATGCTAACTGCTGCATTAAAGCGAATGCGTGATGGAGATTAGGATAC